ATAGGTGCTTGTACTTTTATTTTGTTTTCTTCTTTAAACCAAACTTCTTGCATTTTAAGTTTCCAATTCTTTACAGGTTTATCATTAGAATCTTTCCAGTTTCTATTGTTGTAAAAATTAAAGGCTTTTTCTGCTTCCGTTTTTTTATATTTATGTTCTTCAAAGTAAGCTAAAACTTCTGATAAAGTAGGACTAATAATTTTGCCTATATCTTTCTTTTCATTCTTTCCTTCTTCTATTGTAGGTAGTTTGCGTTTACTTAATGTAGTACCTTGCGTTTCCTCTACCCCTTGATAATCCTCATATTTTGTAATGTTTATAAGGGTTGTGCTTTGTTTACCTTTTCCGATAGTTGTTATAACAAGCATTTTATCACTTTCAAGCATCTTAAAGAAGGCAGAAACAGTCTTTGGAGTACATCCAAAAATGGTTGCCCAAGTTCGTAAACTTTTAGCAGATTGACCTCTTTTTATTTCAATTAGTTGTAATCCTAACTGCATTTTGCAAGGTTTATGATTAACTTCTAAAAGCATTATAAGCCACCACTGGAACTTAATGGGGTCTGACCATATCCAATGTTCCTTTAATTTTCGGTGTATTTTTATCCAGCCTGCACTCATATTAAAATCCCTCATCAGTTAATTTAAAATTTTCTTGTAACTCAAATTCTATACTATTATTTTCAATTTTATAAAGGTAAATTTCAACCATACTATGCCCTTCATAATCATAAAATATATCAGGTAAATAGCATAAATCTTCATTTAAATTTAATGTTTTACCCAATAAAACTATATTAAAACAATAATTATTTAAATTTTTACCCCTTTTTTTCAAATACCTTTTAATACCTGTTAAATATCTAATTGCTTGAAAGAAAGTTTTATTATTTAATTCATCTTTTTTTAATTCATATACGGTTATATAAATTTTTTCAGGAAATATTTTTAAGTCTTTTAGGAAAGGAGGTTTTGAAATTGTAACTAAATCAGCAACTCCATATTTACCAATTTTTAATTGCCTAAACTTTTTGTAATAATAAAAATTTAAACCTTCTTTTGCTAACCTTTTATTGTTTACATAATAAATGTAATCCTCCAGGTCTTTCTCTAAAAACTTCATAAGCGTAAAAAAAAGAAACCCATCGGTAGTGAGTTTCGACAGGTTTCAGGTTATTTAATAACCATTTGATAATATTTAACAGGCTCACTACTTCCTATTAAATACTTAATACATTACAAATATACTACTTCTTTCTTAATTTAAAGTATTTATCCAGCTTTTTATTTAAAGAAGATAAAGGTACATTAAACTTTTCTGCATAATGCTTAATTGGCTTTCCTTCAACTAAATACAACTTTAAAAAGTCATTAAAAATAGCATTAGTTTCTAAAGTAACTTTCTTGGTTCTAAGGTGCTTTGTTCTTATTCCTTTGGCTCTTAGGACTTCTCTTATTCGCCTTTGGGATATATTATACTTTTGGCTTAAATCCTCAATCGTTACATTCCCAGTTCTATATTCCTCTAAAAAATCCATCTCTTATAATTTTAAAATACTAACGCTACACATTAGTACTTGGGTGTTAATCTCTGCTAAAATTGTAAAACTTTCCCCTAATATTGTTCGCAGACACCTCTTATCTTTACCGCAAAAAGAACGCTTGTAGCGGCGGTAATATCTTTAATTAAAACGGTAAACTATTGTCTTCTTTAGGTGCTTCTTCTAACTTACCTAATCCCCAAACTACTTTACCATTGCCCATATAAGTTTTAGGTGCTTTAGCATCTCTTTCTTCTTTAGACTGGCTTAAAGTAATTGAAACATTGTTACCAAACTTATCGTTCTTGTCATCTACGATAATAGATAGGTTTAAATACTTCTCTTTGATTAATTTTGTTCTGTCGATTTTTGTTACATCAATAGATGCATTGATAATTGTTGCCATTTTATTTTTTTTAAAGGGTTATAATTCTTGTTCCTAATTTTGCCTGTATCTCGGCATCGTAATTCTTTAGCCATTCTCGGCATTGTTCTACCTTGTCTATTATCTCTTGCTCTTTGTCTAAATCTCGTTTAAACTCGTAGCTTACCCAGCGTTCAAAGTCTTCTAAATGTGAATAGCTTACTTTGACACCGTAATTAGCAGCAGCAGGAGTATCGCCTAAATAATAAAATAATGTAGCGTAGTCTTTATTACACAAAAACATATATCCCCTCAATTGCCATTCGTAATCAGTATTAAGTTCTAAAGCTGAATCTAATAATGTTTTTCTATTCCAAGAACACTTGGTGTCAATAATAGAATTTTCAAGTATTACATCGGGAGTTCCTACTAACCATTCGTTAGCGTAAATATCTTCGTTCTTATAGGCTTTAATACCACCGTATAAAACTTTAGATGCAAACTCAATAGCTTCGTTTTCTAATAGAATACCTTTAGTTAAATACTTGGAAGATAGTTCTTCTTTGTCTCCAGCATACCATTCCTTAAGATATGTTATGCAAGTTTGCGACAATTCGCCTGGCTTTTTTGACTTGCTCATTATTTTCCCTAATGAACTCGGTCTTGCTTTAAAGTATTTCATTTTGCAGTTAGTGCTTCAAAAGTTTCATCATTCATTGAATATCTTTCTTGGATAGCAATTAAATTCTTTGCATCCTTTAGGTAACCTGCTCTGCATTTGTCAAACAATTCAGTACCTACTTTTAAAGTTGGCTTAAGTTTCTCTTCTACCATTTTAACTGCATCGTGCATATTGGTTGCATCAGCATCTTTGGTATCACATAATAGAAATAAACCCTGTAGTGCATATTTTCGTGCATAAGAACTTGAACTTCCGAAAGACTGGCTAATATCCATACCCTTGCGGTTTGGGTCTATACCAGCAGAAGCACAAACTTCAATAAAGCTACTATCTTTATCATAAAAATGAATGTAAGATTCGCAGAAAATAAGTCCAGCTATTTCTTTAATTCTATCCGATATTATCATAGTACATCCGTACTTAAGTAATAAAGGTTTAACTGCTTCCAATATATCTTCTGTAGAACGATACTTGTACTTCCCGAAGGAATTGAATTGATTTTTAGGTGCTTTTAGCTCCGATTGAATTTTGAGTAATGACATAGTTTTAAGTTTTGGTTTTTAAAGATACAATTTATTTTATTAAATTTAAGTAATTATTTTTAATTATTTGCTTCGATAAATGAAGTTCGTAATCGTTTGTAACTCTTTGTATTTCAGCTTCTTTGACTTTATTTATAAGATACATTGCCTGGACTGATTTACAGTAATTTCTATCTTCTAAAGTTTGTCTATAAAGCCTTTTTAACTTATCCAACTTACTTTCCTTCGGTGGATTTGCTATGAATTTGTGTACAGTTATAATGCTCATCTTGCGTTATTTATTTCTACTGTTTTAATGTAACCACCACTACTATTTATTTGACTTCTTGCTTCTGCTTCTGTTTCAAATTCAACACCCAAATGAATCCCATATTCATCTTGATAAGCATTAACCCAAACGCTTTCAGGCTCAAACACTTCAATTAAATCAAATTCTTTCCAATCCGAATAATGTTTACCATTTAACTCCCATAAAGTTGGATATGGAGATGTTACTTGAAATATTACCATTCCAATTATTTTATCTTTATGTATTTCAAATAGCTTTACTGCGTTACCATCTCTTGTAGCATATTTTTTATTTAAGTCTATCATATTACTGCGGTCTACAAATGTTATAAATAGCACTACCTAAAGTAGATTGACAAGCCAGCACTGGTTGCTTTAAGATTGCTAAAATCAATTCTTCGTAATTCTCGTTAATAAACTCTTCTACATCTTGAGTAAAGTAAATAGGATTTTCTGCTTGCTCCATACTTGTAGGGTCTAATTCTATTTTAACTTGACCTCTTGAGATATCGTAGTTTTCTAATACCCAAAAGCGTAGGTCTGCTTGTTTGAATCTATGGTGGTAAATAATAAAACCATCGGTGTATTCGGTATAATAGGTGTTTTGATAGTCTATTTCAACTATGTTAATATCTTGGATAATTGGATTTTTTAACTTCTTCATTTTTTGCGAGTTATGGTTAAACAATTTTTGGTTAATTCTTTGCAAGAATAAGTCTTGCCGTTATAAGTTTTGTAATACGATAGTAAGGCTCGGATTCGGTTGCCTTCTCGTTTGTCTACTTGCATAGTCTCCCCTACGCAAAGCGACTTAATTGCTGCTGCTTGTTGTTTTTGGTAAATCATCTAATAATTGTAAGGCTCTTTTAAATACTTG